ACATTTTGGATACTTACGTTTTGCATCTGCTTTCTGTTTCGATCTTCCACATTTTGAAAAAGATCCATCCTTCTTTTTACTTCCTATGTCTACCCACTTCTGGGCAAACCATTTATCTAAACCGTTTTTAGCCATTAGGAGTTCTTTCCGACAGCGTCTCTATTCATTCCTTTAGTACAGATTCCCCCACCACGTAAACCTTGTCTTTTTAATCTTGCAGTAGCTTCCATTAATCCACCACCAGCTTTACTTTTTCTTAATATTCCTAATTCTTTTAATTGTTTTCTTGTCTTCTCCTTATCTTTCTTTTTTTGTTCTTTATCCATTGATAAACGTTTTAAAGATTCTCCTCCCTGTAGGAAAACATTTTTTTTTAATTCAGTCCCACCTTTGTAACCAATACGACCACCTTCAGCTTTGCTGCCTCTAAAATCTTTTCTTTTTACACCAGATGGATCTTTAATTTTACCAGCACAAATTTTGCTAGCATATGCATTCGCGTATGCACTGGGATATACCTTGAATTTTCTTTTTGCTGCTGCTTTTCCTCTAGGACAAAGTTTAGTCATTATGATCTCGCTGTTTGTTTTGCTCTTTTAAAATTAGCTGCTGTTGGTGCACCTTTAGCACCTTTCTTACGCATCTTACCGCCACGTTTTCTTTTAGCGTGTATGTTTGCGTATAATCCTTTTCCAGCCATTATGCTCTACCACCTTTTTTCATGTAACCCATTTTTCTTACAACATCAGGTCTTTCTTGTTTTAATTTAGCTAATCCTTTTTGTTTTTTAGGGTCGATTTTTTTTAATCCTTTTTTAGGAGCAAAAGCTTTTTTTATTTTATCTACGTTTGTTTCTTTTTTAAATGGATTAGTTCCTGATTTCATTCCAAATCTACGGCCCATCATTCCGCCACCCATTTTTTTAACCCTACCTCTATCTTGTATCTCGGCCATTCTTTTATTAATCTTAGGTTGATTGGCACTTTTTCTTAATTCAATTTTTTGTTTTTGATCAGTTATTTTATAATCTCTAAGTATTTCGTCTCTTCTTTTAGTAATACTATCTTGAAAATCTCTTTTCTTTTTTAAGTCTGTTCCAACATTAACTTTTTTTATAGCCTCACCTTTTCCTACATTTTTTCCTTTAAAAAGTAATTTTCCAAAAAATCCTACAGCCATTATTTTTTTCCTCCGTTTCTAAAAATTTGTGTACCCTTTATACCATAAATTGACGCTACGACAAGGATCCAAAGGTTTGTGAACCATGACGGGAGCTGCGAGAACATTTCGAAGAATAATTTTACCTTGTCCATCGCTGTTGGGTCATCCGATATAACTGCCCAGGCCAAAATTACTACGGGCAAACTTAAAATTATTAAAACTGCCTCGTCTTTCCAATCTGATTGTCTAGCTTCTAACAATTTGCCTTGGTAAGCTTCCTTACCTTCGGCCATACGAGAAGCATGCATGAGTTGTGCCTCAGACATTGCCATCTTCGTCTTCTGCTTATTAGCGTAAATTTTACTTCCAGCAGAAACGGCTAATTTAATTGCCGATAACCACATATTAGTACGCTTTAGAGTTTCTTTTCTTTTCTGCCAACATTCTGTTTTGACCACGAACTGGCATTTCAGGTTTTCCTGTACCAATTAAGTTAAAAGCTTTGTCAGCAGTTGTTTTAGATCTAGGATCTACTTCAACACTTTGATCTGCAACTTTAACTTCTTTGATTTTGTCTAGTTTTTGCATTTATGCTCCTTTTTTTACCCCTTTTATAACACCTTTGTTCTTAGATGCATAGAATATCTTTTCACCCTTCTTCTTGCCATACTGTTTCTTCATGGATTTCATAATTTTTTTACCTTTTTTGTTAAGTGGCATTAATTATCCTCCGTAACTATGGTTGCTTGCTGTGCTCCTGCCTTTGCAAGGCTGACTCCAGCTCTTAATTTAGCCAATCTTTCGTTTTGATCCATTTTTTCCTCTGCAATATCGCCTTGTTGCATTAATCTTGATCTTGCAATGTCTTGTTGAGCCATATCATTGTCTTTTTTACGCTCATTTTCCATCGCACGTAGGTCAACTTCACGAGATTTTAGTTTTAGAAGAGGGTCATTGTCAAATTGTGATGTAATTTGCTTCTCTTCCTTCATATATTCCTCTGTCATCTCTGCAATTAGCACTGCTTTTCTACCTTCAACTTGATTTGTAAGCGCTTGTAGCTGTGCTTGCACCTGTGGATTCATAGCAGCTTGCTGTTGCATCATCATCATTTGCTGCATTTGCTCTCTAAACTCTAGTGCAACTTGTTCTTGTGCCATCAAACTAATGTGTTCTAAAATATTTTTTTGTATTGCTGCCATAACTGCAGGATTATTTCTAACAATATTAGTTGACATAAAATTTAAGTGTGAAGTTATGTGTGCTCTGTGGTCTTGACCAGTAAAAGCTTGAAAAGGTTTACCAGCTAAAGCCATAATATGCTCCTGACTTGGGTCCATTGGTGCAGTTGGCGCTGGTGGTGGTAATACTGCATCCACATTTTTAACACCGATAGCTTCATACATGTTTCTGTAAATTTGATACATGTTGTGTAGCTGTGGATTTGATGTCGCTATCTGTAATTGTGTTTGAGCCAAAGTAATTCTTTGAGACATTGAAAAAATATTTGGATCTGCAACTGGTATTACATCTACTCTGTCATCAAAATCTGTTTGTTTAATATTTCTTGCACCACCTACAACATCATATGGATACTCTGGTGGTAGATATTGTGAAACTACTTTTGATAATAATTTAAATTCATCTTTCATAGCCGCATAACATCTTTTGTGTATCGCAGACATAACACGTGAACCACGCTCTAATAATGCAATAGTTGTTCCAACAGCTGCTGCTTGGTTACCATCACCCACTTGCATATCAGCAATAGCCGCGAACCTTTGACCTGCTTGTACAACTATACCTAATAAATTTAATAATGTTTGAGATGGTTCTTTGTATGGTAACGGAAAGAATGCATCACGTAATGATCCACCTGGTGCATCAACATCTTTAAACTCACCTGGTTGTATTGGTGATGCTTCATCTCTAACTCTAACGCCTCGTTGTTTAAATCCTGCAGGTAAGTTTGATAATGTTCCTGCGTCTAACAATTGACGGAGAGCCGCCGTTGCCGTACGACTCAATCCGCCAATCATATGAATGAGTCCAAAGCCATAAAATCCTAGTCCTGGCAGAAATTTGAAGTGGACGAAATATTGGATCTTACTTTTCTTTAGATCATTGGGCGCATAGTTTCTCCGTATGGAGAGGACTACTCGGCTGCCTTCTTCTACAGTTACAATGTAGGGCAATTTTATTCCTGTTGGTTGTCCATCGGCACCAACTTCTTCGAAACCTTCTAAGTCTAAATTTACATGACACTCTAACAAAGTATAAACTGGTTCGTTCTTTCCAGATTTTTTTGTGCCATCTAACTCACGTTCTTTTTTTTCTAAGTCGTTTCTTTCAACATTACCTGGCGGTCCAAGTTCTACATCTCTATAGAAACCAGATACTTGTTGTTTTCTTAATTCGTTTTCAGATATTTTTATTGTATGTATTACTGATTCTGCATCATCAATACTAGTTGCTGTATATGGAACTATTAATTCATCTGCAGGTACAAACTTAGATACCACTCTTCCAAGTGGTACATCATAATAAACTTTTTTAAATGTAGAACCTGCAAGTGGTAAATGAAATAACATAGAATCAAACTCTGCTTCGTATTCTTTCATTTGATCCATAATTAAATAGTTCATAAAATCTTTTACACGGTTAGCCTGTTGTTCTGTTTGTGGGTTTTTAACACCAATAACTTGTGTTCTAACTGGACCTTGTGCAGGTAATAATTCTTTGTATGCTTGTGCTTGGAACTGTGTAACTGCTTCTGCAAGGACTGGGTGTGTTGCACCAGATGCTCCTTGAAAAGGTTCTGTTCTGTTTTCGTATTTAAATCCTAGTAAGTCAAGCCCCTCTGTGTATCCTCTTTCCCAATCTTTTCTAGAAGATTTATAATCCATATAGTTTTGAACCATTTCGTTTCCAACTGGTTCTAAAACATCATCTGGTAAAATATCTGCTAGGTTATCGAAGTGTGATTCTGTTCCCGGTATATTTATAGCTCCCGGTTCAAAGTCTAAAGTTGCACCACCATCTTCTTCTGGTATCACCTCTACAGGTGGTTTA